TCAAGCGCCTGACAATCCTTTTATTGACCTATACTATCAAAATGGTTATCTATCATTCAACAACGGCACAACTCTGTGTGCTGAACCTACTCCGGGTGTGTGGACTCACGTTGCCATAGTAACCACAGCCGCAGGTGCTGGTGGTACAAAAGTTTACTACAACGGTGTTAGTGTTTCTGGTATTACTGCTGGCGGGCAAAGTATTGCACCATTTACTGCCTATGACTTATGGATTGGACGCCGCGGCAACAACAACTTCCAGTATTTCAACGGTAAACTTACTAATATTAGAATCAGTAACACACCACGCTATTCAACTACATTTACACCGCCTACAACATTAGTAACTGATGCCAACACTAAGCTGGCATTAGATGGTAACCTGGTAGATCGTAGCGCCAGCGCACACACAATCACTAATACTGGCACAACAACCAGTAGTTTAGACTTCCCAACATAAGCCGATAAATATAGAAACAGGATAAAATTATGAGAGCAGCAGAATTTTTAAGAGGTTTGGCAGATATGTTATCTGCTATAGAAGATGACAAGCCCGCACAGGCCCCTGTTATCGTAAACGTCAACGGCGGTAATGCTGCGGCTCCTGCACCGATCAATCCTGAACAAGAACAAGGATTAGACGATGATCCAACAATGGTTCCTCCACTACAGCAAAAGCTAGAAATAATGAAAAAGCTAGCTGGTTTGCCTAATCAAGCGGACACTACTACAGCCGCAATAGCAGACGAAGACGAACCATACGAAGGCTAAGGAGTAACTCCGTGGCTTTCATACAAAAATTCTTTTCCAGTTACAAAGACCGCACTGACGGTGAAACTCTCATCGGAGAAATAAATCGTCTTTGGTACGATTCAAACACCAACACCATTCGCATCAGCGACGGTAACCCAGGCGGTAAAATTGTCAGCGGAAGCGGAATGGGTAGTACAGTCTACGAAGGTCCAACACCTCCAGACAATCCCGAAGCAGGGTGGCTATGGTGGGACAGCGTCAGTGGTGACTTGTTTGTCTACTACGAAGGCAATTGGGTAACAGCCATACCTAACTCAACTCCAACTGGTATTGATAGTTTTACTTCTCTAGTTACCACTCAGATTACCACATTGGCAGTTGATATGACCACAGGCCCAACTATGATATTTTGGCAACCTAGTGCCGACGGTAATAGAGATATTACACTCAGCAACTTTACAGCAGGACGCAGAGTTAAAATCTTTATTACTCCTTACGCAAATAATAACACATTCACATTTACCGGAGTCACATCCAGTCAGTGTAGTAACGGTAGCATTACCTATGTATTAGGTGGCGGTGGCGTAGCACAGAGTAGTATGATGATTGAAGTACTTTCAACCACTAGTTCCATTGGCGGTGTTTGGATATTTGGTAGTCAGTAAAATGATCACGCTGACTGACAATCAGTTTGATGCTAATGGTTATTGGGACCAGCCCATAGCAAAGATATTATATCAACCCACCATAGACGATCTGGATCTATTTGATCAAAATGGCTACGATCTTACTCCCCTAGAACAACATTTTGCCTACGGCAACAGAGCTAAACCTAAGAAGCACAGAGAACATCTACGAGCCTTAAAAGAAGATTGGTTCACTCAACAGCCCAAGATAGAAGGCGCACATCTCAATCACAGTTTACTATTTGAACGCAAGGGCTACACAGGTGCTGCTCTAGAAGAACTAGAGTATTGGGCTCGCACAATACCCTTAGTCAACAAGATTATAGCACTTCGTCCTAAATGGGGTCTGGACTTTTCAATGGACTATGCTGATCGTGAGGGCAGAGCATTTGAAGTCTTACACTGGGAATGGGACAGCTTTGACTATGAAGAAATATGCGCAGTTAAAGAAACTGTGGAGCCCGTGCTATCCAGCATAGATTGGCGAGATGCTGCACAGCAGATACTACAACGCAAGCAAGAGTGGCATCATCTAGACTTTTTTGCGCAGAGTCGCTGGAAATGTCGTTACTTTGGCATTCCTGAAGAACGCTTTAAAATGGTCGCTTGGCAATAAATATACTACAACTTAACTACACAAAGGGTTACAAAATGAAAAAATTATTAGCAGGGCTAGTTATGGCTTTAACAGCACTAACAAGCACACAGTCGTTTGCTTGGACACAACGGGCTCCAGGTACAGTTCAACAATGTCAAGCACACGCACCATACGGTATGCCGCAGGTACAGGGCGCAGTACAACCAATTTGCCGTGAAGCATATCTAGTTGGCTATGATGCTCCTGCAAAACTACCACGTTTTGTTATGTGGACACTAACACCAGGCCACGCATTAGGTTGTGTAGCACGTTCAAATGCTTTCGTAGCTGACCAAAGCATCCAAGGTGGCGCTCGTCCAGATGACTATGCTGGCACAGGCTACGACAAAGGACATATGGCTCCAGACGGAGACCAAAGCTGGGATCAACAGGTAGAGTATGAGTCATTCCTAATGACAAATATGAGTCCACAGGCTGGTTCATTGAATCGTGGCATTTGGAAACTATTAGAAACTTCAGTACGCGGTTGGGCATTCCAAGGCAATCATAACTTCAACGTTATCTCAGGCGGTGTTTACAACGCACAAGACAAGAAGATTGGTGCTGGCGTAGTTGTTCCACACGCTTTCTATAAGATCGTAGTTGATCAAAACACAGGTGCTGTAGCAGGTTGGATGTTCCCGCATAATGCACCATATCCAAACCTAGGCAATGACCTAACCAAGTTCCGTTTGCCAATCGCACAGATTGAACAGCAAGCTGGTGTAAAATTTGCTTTCCCAGCAAATGCTAAAGAGCTACAGCCTGGACAAGAATGGCCAGTGGACTTTGGTGCATTAACAAACGCCAAACGTAAATTATGTGGCGCTAACGCATCAGTAGACTAATATGAAAACCTTTAGAGATTATCTGCAGGAAGCAGAGCGTAAAAGAAAACCAGAAGAAAACGAAGGTTCACCTAAGCCAACCAAGGACAAAGAAAAAAGTCCTTGGGATGATTTAGATCATCTATTCAACACACCTTCAGATAATCCTCTAGCCAAAAAAGAACCAGAACAGCACCAAGAGCCTGAACAAGAGCCGGGTGCTGATCGTCCAGAAATGAGACGAGCCAGTCAACGTGACACACAACGAGCAGCAGGTCGTGTTGAACCTAATCAGCGTATGCGTGACCTACTAGGTCGTATGCGTGATATTGATGTAGATCCAGATGATCCTGGATATCCAGAGCCGGAAGATGCAGATGTTCCTGCTATCCGTGTAGATAATCAAAACCTTCCTAGGGTCGCAGGAGATGCACTAGCTAATGCAGGTGTGCAGAATCCAGAGTTCCATCAGGTAGCTAACCTACCTGGCAATATGAGCCGTGCTATCCGTACACTAGGCAGACAGCTATTCCGCAGTATGACACGCACTCCTACAGATGATATCTGGATGATTGCTAATCTAGGCGGTCAAGGCCCTAACAGCACACAGGAAGTTAATGCTGTGGCTAATTGGGTAAGAAATCACGGTGACGATCTAGGTGACGGCAACATTGATTTTGACACAACTATTCCAGGATACAACGCTGATATTAGACAGTATACAGCAGCAGGTATTCGTTGGTTATTAGTGCGTGACGAGTTTGGTAACTATATCTATAGCTGGCCAGAACAAGACAGCACAGATCCACAAAACACACGAGAACTAGGACGCGATCGTAACGCCCCAAGGCTCGGACACGACAGATAAATATTCTTATGAAGCCAGAAACATATCAATTATTTGCCCAACTATGTGAATCACTAGTATTTGAAGTTAGTTCTAGTATGGATGTGGTAAAATCACTTCCAGGTGGCCCACAGGTAGTTAAATTCCTACATTCACAAAAAGGGCTAGGACACGAACAAACCTATGTTCCAGCAGGTAAAATCAGCTGGAGCGAACTAAAGAATCACTACAAAGGTAGTTGGGTGCTAATGAAGTATCCCAAGGGTGTAGGTGCTATCAAACAAACCAGCGGCAGCTACGAAGCAGTGGCCAGCTCAGGCGGCGATCCTGTGACATTTCAAAACGATCGTGGCGGCAACATACTAGATTTCCTTAAAGGAGAGCTAGGTGGTAACCCCAAAGCTATCTACGTTGGTAAAGACACTGGCAACACCAAAGATGTTAAGTCTACTAGAAAACAACGTGACTCAGAACTAAAAAAAGTAAATCAACTTGATCCAGATGCTATTATGATCAAGTTCCGTCCATTATGGATTAAATCTATCAATACTGCTATTGCAGATATCAAAGGTATGGTAGCCACACAGATCAAGAACGATGCTTTCCACAAAGCAGAAAAGAAGCTCAATCAGGCCAAATCATTACAAAGCGGTCTAGAAGCCCTTGAAGCTGGTTCAACTGATGTTCCTAGTTTTATCAAAGGTGCTATTCAACAAGCATTGGCATTGACCGCTGGACATTACTATCCAGAACAAACCGGTGAGATCAGCGCAAGTCGTTATGGCGGATATAACAACAGAAGTGAGGAAGGAGTATCTTTGATACTAAAAGATATTTCAGGTGGCGATCAAGCTAAACTTGGAACTGTGTTGGCATTCTTTAAGAGGAGTTTAATTTCAGGATGAAGCTCTTACAATTAATCTCCGAAGCAAACTACATCAACAAGATTGCCAAGGATCCACAAAAATTAAAAATGCTAGGAATTGCTATCAAACACGACAGCACGTTCCCTAAGACTATAGTTGCTAGACTAGGACCTAAACCCACAGATGCAGAACTGGGTCAGGCCTGGAGCGAAGTCATTGATCACTCATTGAGCAACACCAAGTACGGTGACCTTTCAGCAGACGGTAAATTTGATGAATGGCTATTCCGTTTATATACCACTGGCCAAGCAGACTACGAAGATGTCAACGGTGAAGGTGGTGATGCACTAGGTGCGTGGAAGGCTCTAAGTATTCGAGGCAAGCTACAACAAAAAGATCAAGATTTCAATAAGTTTAAATCAATTAGACAGATTCAAGCTATCATTCAAAATCGTGAATACCGAGACGAACTAAGACGTATTGCTGATGCTGCGGTGATCGAAAAGCATAAAAAAGACAAAAAAGAAACTGTGCTGATTGATGATGATCGCTTCTTGGTAGTTATTCCATACAACTACGGTAGTTGCTATACATTCAACAATGCACACGGATTCAATGCCAGTTTCTGTACAGGATCAAGTCAAGGCCTACAATGGTTCAATCGTTATGCCGACGAAGGCCCTATTGTTAGTATCTTTGACAAACAGAATGCAGATGATGTCAACGGTAAATGGCAGATGCACGCCCCTACTAATCAGCTAAACAACGGTAATCAATCTATCCGTAGTGATGAAAAGTTTTCTGAACTATTCCCAGGATTGATGAAACGCATTGTAGCAGCTATCGCTGCAAACGGCGAAGAAATCAACAAAAACAGTCAAGATATTATGCGCGGCGGTTATGATGTTGCCAAAGCTGAAGCAGATATTAAGAAACGTTTCCCATTGTCCTATGCATCAGAAGCTCCAGAAGCTGAAGCTGAAGCAGACGGTCCAGGAACATATACTGTTACTCACAAACCATCAGGCAAACAAGCAGAGTTTGAAGCAGACAGCAAAGAAGATGCCAAAGCAAAACTACTGGCTCGTTACCCTAATGCCAAAATTGATGACTTCTCATTCAAACTAAAACAGGATGAAGAGGGTCAAGCCTAACACACTACCTTAGGACGTTATGCGTTACTAGTGTGTGCCCGGCTGCTGGGCAGGATATTACGGAGTCGTGCCCGGAATGGTATCCTGAAGTGAGCACTAAATACTAGATGCGAGCCAATGAACTATCAGTATATTATTTTGCCTATGGGCATAATACCCTAAGCGAAGATTTTAAAGAACGCTGCCCCAGCGCCAAGTTCATAGGACCTGCCCTATTACACAACTTCCAATTATTGATCAAACACTATGCTGATATTGTCAGCAACGATCATTCATCTGTAGCAGGAATTCTGTGGAGTATTAGCCACAACGATCTCATCCATTTAGACAAAGACGAAGACTATCACGTACACTACAATAGGATTCCTGTAGAAGTACACGCTAAAGGAAAACCGTTTTCAGCGACTACCTACATTATGGATCCTGATTACAAAACTATGGCACCACCTAGCAAAGACTATGTCCGAGATATGATCACAGGATATAGAGAACACGATCTTCCACTAGAGCAGATCAAAGCAGCTCTAGATCATCACGCACTAACCAGCCAATAAGAAAGGACCTTTCGGTCCTTTCTATTACTACCAATATATAACGGTGCTATGCACCTATAATATTATTTCTTTGCGCCTATGTTAACAAATGCGTACATTTTTTCCGCAGCTTCTAGAACTTTATCAAGTCCTGGAAACTCTGGCATATCAACTTTGCTAACTACTTGACCTGTCTTTTCATCTTTCTGAACTGACATTTCCCAACCACGAAACTTAGCGTGGAATTCTTCGCTAACTAGGCCTTTAGCCATATCAAGGATATCTGTACGGATTTCGTAGCCGTTTTTATTAAATTTAACTTCTGGTAGTTTTGGAGCTTCGACTGTCATATTAAGCACCTTTCTTAGAATAAACTAGTTCATTGAAATTCTTAACTGCTGATTGAGCAAGTTCCAATGTATTAGTATAAGTGGTTTTTGTGAAAGCGGCTTGTGCTTCAATTAACTTAGTAACTTCAGCTTTGACTTTCTTGTCTGTAACGTAGGTATCTACAAACTTGGTTTGAGCACCTGTAACAGTGTCAACGATTGAATCAAATGTAAACATATTTTTCTCCTTGTGTGTATGTTTGTGTGTACAACAACTTCTGCTGTTGTACTATTATATATCTCTAGAAGTAAAAAAGCAACTTATTTCTTGAACTTTTTTAACCGTTCTTGAATCAACTCAACTACTTGATCACTAAGAACGACTTCATAATGGTTGCAGTCTACTTCTACTAGTTCCATATCCTCGTGGTGTTTCTGGCTAGCAACTGTAACCACCCCATCGTTGTGAGCCAACATAAATGGGCTTTGCCCTTTTACAGTGACAATATTAGTCCAAGGATGCTGTATTTTAATCTTATCTGCTTGTTTGAAAGCCCAACTATTAGGACCAATATCACGCATCAAACGACTAAATGGTAAAAAGTATTTGGCATACTCTGCTACCTCTGCACCACCATAGGGTGTGCTTAGAGTAACAGCACCTAATACCTGTTTGGGCATAGCGTTAGCAACGTGTAGGCTATAGATACCTCCTAGGCTGTGTGCTATAAATGCTATGTCTTTTACAGACTTTAAATGCTCTATGATTTCTGCTAGGTTGTTTTCAAAACCATTACGGCTGTCGTAGTTGATGTCTATACCCGCACCCAGCTTGCTTCGAATATAATTGAAGCTTTCGCTAGTAGCACTTGCTCCGTGGATATAAACTAACTGCATCACTTACTCCCAAGGAGTAGGATCGGGTATATCGCAAGGACCTTCTGCTGGCTCTGTTCCGTAGTCAGCCGGTGTAATGATTTCTAGATATTCCATATCTGGTGAGTAATCATACAAATAATGTACGATACCCGGACGTTGTTGTACACAGTCGCCTGCTTCGACTAGATGGATTTTGTCTTCATACATAAACTTAGCCCAACCTTTTAACATATAAACGATTTGGAACTCAGCCACGTGTATGTGCCAACCTGTACCGCCCGAACCTTCTGGCGGCAAATTAGCTTTGGTGATATGGGCAAGTACTCGCCCGTTAGTTGCATCTGCTACGCCAAGATCTTTATAGACAAAAAAGTCGCGAAGACCGCCACCTTTAAACTCTACTTCTGAACCTTTAACGTGTGAAAACTTAGTAGTCATCTAGAAGACCTCCTGTGTGTGTATATATCTCTTGCAGCGCAAGATTACTGTGTTATAAGTAGATAAACTACAATAGCAACAACAGTCCAAGCCGCTACTGTTGGTCCATATTTGGATTCAAATTTTAATAGTGCTTTCGCCATATTATGCTCCGTAAAGTGCTTTGGCTTCTTCTACTCGACCTTGGCGAGCAAGATAACTAGCGTGGCGGGCTTCGCCGACTGAAACTAATACTTGCCAAACTGCGCTTAGTATAGTTTTCATAGTCCACGACCCCAGTATTGTGCTTCACTATCATATTGACGTTGCCAGTAGTCTACTTCTGCGGCATTAGTTGGATTTTTGCTGTTGATGTACTGCTCTAAGCGTGATTGGTGACCTTGCTTAGGGAACATTTCTGCCAGTCTCTCGACGAGAGATAGCATTTGGTTTGATAGGTATTTCATTTTATAATTCTCCGTATGTGTGTGTAGTAACTCAGTGTTTCTACTGAGTATTTAGTCTGGAGAGATTGCAATTTGATTAAACAGGCTTAACCGTGTATAATATCTATTGTTACTTTTGAGTTAAATAATACATCAGGAAAGGCTTATGAAAATTCGTACCCGCTCAATATTACAAGAATTAAATGAAATAGCAGAAGTGCGTAATAAGGACTCGCTTTATGAAAGCAGAGCCACCAATATTATCAATTCTGCTATTAACCTATTAGAAAGCATTCATAAGCACTACGAGCCCGAAATGGCTGATGAATTAGAGCGTAGGTTTATCAATGCTATCAAAGGTGCCGATCCTGCTAAATTTACTCGCGGTATCCGCAAAGTTGTTGAAGCTAGAAAAACACAGAAAAAACTATTAGAGAACAAAGATGAGTGATGTATTACTAGAGGGTGGTAATGTTTTTAAAGGCCCGGACAAGCAGCCGTTAACACAGCGTATTAGGACCAGTGAAGTACCCGCTACTATCGCTTGGATCGAGCAAGTTACTGGCCTAGACTTTACTAAAGAACTAGACCCACACGATAAAAAGCCAGTGAAGTGGTTAGGCACTACAGGACGCAAAGAAGATCCAGATGGCACATTTGAACTAAACAGCTCAGGCGATCTTGACCTAAGTGTTGATGCCAATGAAGTAGATAAAAAAGAATTTGCTGCTAAACTTATCCAACAGTTTGGCAAAGATAGCGTTAAACTAAGTGGAGATAGTGTACACTTAAAAACTCCTATTAACGGTGATGAGAAGTTTGGATTTGTACAGGCTGACTTTATGTTTTCTGCTAATCCCAAGTTCCAGCAAGGATCGATGTTAGGCGGCAGCAAAGACTATCGCGGCGAGCATCGTCACATTGTGTTATCCAGTATTGCTCGTGCTAGAGGACTAAAGTACAGTCCTAAGTTTGGTCTGCTACACGCAGATACCAGCGAGCCGTTAGAACACGGTGATGACTGGAACGTTATCGCTAAGAAACTTTTAGGTCAGACAGCCACTACCAAAGATATCCGTACAGTAGACAGCATTATCAATTACATCGAAAAGTTACCTAACTATGAAGAACTAATTGCAGCCGCTAGAGAAACACTAGGACGTCAAGGTGTTACCTTGCCAGAAGCAATTACATTTGAAAGTGCGCAGACAGGAACACCGCAGTGGTTCCGCAAGATGATGAGTAGAATTAGATGAGAGCATTTGAATTTTTAATTGAAGCAGAAGCGCCTGCTCCTAAGAAGGTAGGACGTGAGTTCAATCACCTAGAAGATCTAGTGTTTACAGAACCCAGTGGTGCTAAACGTGCTGTGCAGATCCTAAAGAGTATGGCACAGGACGCCAAAGATGTTTCAGTTAAATGGGACGGCAATCCTACAGTGTATTGGGGACGTGAACCCAATGGACAGTTTCGACTAGTTGGCAAGAACAACTGGGGACGTGAAGAAGGGGCCAGCAACAGCCCAGAAGAACTCAAACAGTTTATCCTAAGCAGAGGCAAAGGTGAAGACTGGAGACCAGCATTTGCAGAAGGTATGGCTAATCTATGGCCAATCTTTGAATCAGCCACGCCCAAAGACTTCCGTGGATACTTATACGGTGATATACTATTCCAACCTAACAAACCTTTTGAAGGGCGTGATGGTAAAATAGTATTCACTCCTAATCAAACAACCTATGAAGTTCGTGGCGACAGTGACGTTGGCCGCAGACTAGGCAAAGCCAAAGTAGCAGTAGCCTCACACAAACACCTAGATGCCTTTGGCGACAAAGACGGCGATGATGTCAGTGATGTTGAAGCGTTCAACAACACCCCAGCATTGGTAGTATTTGGGCAGACTTATGTTAGTCATCAACCTGCAGTCAACGCTGATAATCTAGCAGTTATAGAAAAATACACAAATCAATACTCTTCCGGAATCAACAAAATCCTAGCACCGCAGGCAGGGCTCAGTGATCTACAAAACATCATCTATACTTTTGTAAACTCACAGGCCAAAGCCAAAGCACTAGATGGACTAGATGCAGATGTATTCTTTACCTGGCTTAAGACCAGCAAAGTATCTGCTCCTAAACAACAGAAGATCGCAGCACTATCACAAGCTACCCCAGGCGCACTAGATGGGCTGTTTTTCCTAGTACGCGAGCTGATGAAAGCCAAGAACGAAGTCATAGCAGAGCTAGATTCTGCAGGTGGCGACATACAAGCACACACAGGCGGCAAGCCTGGTGGTGAAGGCTATATGCACACACAACACGGTGTTAAACTAGTTCCACGCGATCGTTGGACACCATTTAGAGCCGATTAAAGCACCTAAGACCACGGTTTTATCCAAAATGGCTAAATAATATGCCGGTCCCGGAGCGGGATCATATTTAAGGAGAAACTAAAATGGCAGATATTAGATCAGTAGCAGTTGGTTCTACAACAGTAGCAGCTAACTTTAATCGTAACGTAGTATATTACCCAAATGCTTCAGCAACAGCAGCAAACCCATTCAGCCAATTCGGCACACGTCAATTATCTTTATTGAAAATTAACCACGCAGCAGCTGGTACTTTCACAGCAGCTACATTTGGTGATGCAGACAGTGCAACAGCTAAAGCAATCCGCGGTCTACAAACTATGGCAGAAGTATGGTTCGTAACACGTATTGACGACAACAACCTAGGTGTTATCGTTTCAGCTGATACAGTTACAAACGGCGATACAAAATCTGGTGGCGCAGTTGACAGCGGTACAGGTTATGGCTTGGTAGAAGCAGCTATCAATGCATCTACAGGTTACAGCGATATTACAATCACAACTACAACACTAGCTTAATAGCAGTTAATTCTCAGGGATGGGAAGCATTAAAGGACCGAAAGGTCCTTTTTTGTTGGCTGATGTTTCTTGACTTAAATAACAGCACATTATGGCACGATACATCATCATCACTTTGGTAGACATCACTCGTAATAATATCACGAGGTCCGAAACCGATCAACTAAAAATTCAACAGCAGGCAAACTTCAATAGCCTGGTGCAGGCCATTGGATTACGTGCCAACATTACCTGGACTGCTGATCCCAAATACGACAAGGGCACATTACCATTTGGTCTTGGCGGAAAGGCAGCATATTGGGAATGGCAGTTTGACACAGAGCGTGAAGACATTTTCAAGAGAGACAATGACGCAGTCGCCCTGTTAGTGGATGATCTCAACGGTGTTCCTGTAATAGATGGGCTAAATAATTCTGTAGACTTAACCCCCTCGGCATTTGTCAGCAAAGGTCCCAAACCAAATATTTGGGTATTTGAAGATAAATAATACTACAGAAGGCAAAACACATTTAGGCATTTTTCTAACTTAGGCACATAGTCCGGAGCGGACGCTTGACTTAACATAAAAGGAAATCGCCAATAATGGCCACAGCAACAGCGAAAAAATCTCGCACAACCTTAGAAGTAATCCCGCAAATGGCACAACTGCCAGAGCGTGTCAGCGTACTTGAAACAAAAGTAGAAAACATCAATGAAAAGCTGATTGACCTTAAGGGTGATGTTAAAGAAATGCACGAATGTTTAGATCAAACTCGTGATAAGGTTATGACTGAGCTAAGTAAGATGCAAGAAGAATATCGTAGTAATAGTGAAAAGTTTTTCGAGCACACAGATAAACTACACGCAGAAGATGTAGAGTCACACGGCAAATTAGCTGGACGTATCAGTGATCTAGAAAAAATCAAAAGCAAGTGGACAATGTATGCTATGGTAGCTTTGGCATTTGCCGCAGGTACTGGTTGGCTTAACTCTGTTAGCTTTCCACATATTCTCAAGTTCTTGGGACTATAAAATATACACACTTAAATAAGGACCATAGGTCCTTTTTTTTATGACTGATTTATCCCGACGCTTAGAGCAGACCCTGCGAGCTGCTATCCAAAAGAATCCAATTCTTCCTGTTAAGGTTGAAGACGGAATCCTAGTAGGTGATGCAAAGATAGTCAGTGATAGTCACATCAAACATATATACTTTAAAGGTGTGTTGATCTACAAAGATGTTAGCCTAAATGCAGTGGCTATTAAACTAGCCAACATTTTAGCTAGAAGATCTAGCACTATACAGGCCGATGCATTATATAGGGCTGATCAAGAATATGGACGCTGGTTCACAGAAAGCCAGTTATTAAGGACACAATATCAAAGATCGATTAATAACAAAGACTTTGATCGTGCAGATATGCTGTGGGCTAGGTACTGTGAAAGCAGGGATCGTGCGTTATCATCTAGAAACCACGCACAGAGTTTGGCGGCATTCTGAATAAATATAACAATAAATCCGGATTGGGAAAAATATGAAAACAACAGATCTTTTTACGATTAATAGAACTGCAAAGAAGCTCAACGAAACACTTGAAAAAACCTTTGGCAGAAAACTAAATCTAGAAACCTTTAATATGAAACAGCTAGAAGATGCACGTAACAAACTACGTACACAAGTTAGCCAAGTGCGTAACAGTTCAGGCTTCAATGAAAACCTAGAAAACGAAGCATTTACACAGGCTCAATGGATGCTTGATGCTATCAATGCTGAAATTCTAGCTCGTGAAAGCATCGTTGAAAACCCAACAGATTTTTGGCAAGGTGACGATGAACAGCAAGACCCTGCCGATGATGGCCACAATGACCCAGATCCAAACGAATACGGACACGAAGGCGAAATGGCCCAAGGTGAATTGACCACAGCCGAAGAAGCCGCAGAAGAACTAAAAAGCATTTTAGATGCCAATGAAGACATACCTGAGTGGGTACAGGCAAAGATAACCAAAGCTGTAGACTACTTAGACACAGCACGTGACTATATGCACAGCCAACACGAAAAAGGTGTTGAACCAACAGAAGAACAAATAGGAGAAAGTATGAGTAACTTAAGAGAAGGTGAAATCCAGCAAGCGTCTGCGATCGTCACAGCAAAAACAATGGTTGACAGAGTAGGTCGTTGGATTGAAGAACTTTCTGGTATGGAGAACGATACACTCCTTACTCTAGGTGATTCTATCCGTGATGAAATGGGCCAAGAGAAAGCAAAGGCATTTATCAGTGCAGTTGCTCCAACGATTCAACAAGCTCTAGAAAATCTAAAACAAACACGCGAAACACTAAGTTCAGGCGTTCGTGCGTTAACTGGTGAAGAACAGTCAGCAGAAATGCTTGGCGGTGAGCCAGGCAGCGAGATGGGCGATGAAATGGGCGGCCCAGCAGCACCAGATGCAATGAATGGTGGTGACGAACTAGGTGACGAATTCGCGGCTCCAGAAGATGATTTCGCAGCCAGTGAGCCAGGTGTTGGTGGTATGGAAACAGCTGGACGTGAGCAACGTGAAAGCATTGAACGTGGCAATCGTTTGTTAAAAGTCCTAGCAGGATGAGATTTACAGACCTCGTTAGAGAATTAGCTCCTCCGGTGGTAGCGCCAGGAGCTCAGCCAGCGGCTGCTGCACCACAACCTGGTGCACCTGCTGCCCCTGGTGCTGTACAGGCAACACAAGATCCACAGGCTGCTGCAAAGATGCAGGCACAACAGGCACTTGATCGTCAGAATCAAAAGAAACAGATAGAAGATGATATCAAACAAACTCAACAACAGATCGTTGAGTTACAAAAATCTTTACAAGATAAACAAAAACAATTGGCTACACTATAATGAGATTCTTTGAATTTGTTGGTGACGATGATGGCAATATCGATAAATTTATTATTGCCCTTAAAAATCAAATTGGTCGTGCTGCCAGCAAGCGTACCCCTGCCAAACTAAATTGGAATGCCGTAGCTCAAATGAGCAAGGATACAGGGTTCGAAATGGGTGCTGATTATGAAACATTTAAATCTATGTTTGATACATACCCAATACTACAAAGCCTGGTAAAGAATTTTGATGCCAACGGTATTGAATTAAAAGTTCCAGGCGCTCCAGACAGCGAAGAAGAACAAAGCCCACAAACATCAGGTGAAACCAGCCAAGACAAAGTAGATGCTATGGCTGCATCAGCCGCTCCGCAACAATTAGCCGCTCAGGCTTGACAACTGATTCTTATTCCTGTAATATATACAGAATATGAATGAACAACTAATAACACCACCACCGTTTATTGAACGATTTCAATACAAGAACTGCGTTCAAATAAACGATCCAGTAACACGCAAACGTGTTTACCAAACTCCAGATGGCGAAAGCCTCCCTAGCGTTACAACCATTCTCAGTGCTACCAAAGATATGACAGCATTGAATGAATGGAAGAAGCGTGTAGGAGAAGCCAAAGCCAAAGAGATCACCACAGAGGCCGCAGGAGTAGGTACTGCGATGCACGGCAACCTAGAACGCTTTATCGCAGGTATACAACGACAGCCAGGCAACGCACCTGTACACGTACAGGCAAACAAGATGGCTGATGTTATTATCGAAAACGGTCTAAGCAAGGTAACCGAAGTATGGGCTATGGAACAGAGCTTGTACTTCCCAGGATTGTATTCAGGTACAACAGACTTAGTAGGTGTACACGAAGACGAGCCTGCGGTAATGGATTACAAGCAGACCAACAAGCCTAAGAAAGCAGAATGGGTAGATGATTACTATATGCAGCTTATGGCCTATATATTAGCACATAATGAAGTCTACAGCACAGACATCAAGAAAGGTGTAATCTTTATGTGTAGTCGAGATTTCCAATATCAGCAGTTTACTCTAGAACCCAAAGATTTTAATATGTGGCAAGATCGCTGGTTAAGCAAGGTCGAAGAGTACTATACAACTAGCTTACAAGGGTACAAGCAACTACTTACCCAATAAGATAAATACTCGAACAAGGGTATATATCTATGGCCGTCGTACAAATATCGAAAATTCAAGTCCGCAGAGGAAAAGCTAACTCTAACAGCGGAGTTCCACAACTAAGCTCGGCGGAATTTGCTTGGGCTATTGACACACAAGAGCTATACATTGGTAACGGCAGTGTAGCTGAAGGTGCGCCTTATGTAGGCAATACCAAGATCCTTACAGAACACGACAATCTATTAGATCTCGCATCTAGTTATCAATTTGCCAGCACAGATACCAGCATTACATTAAGTGTACCTCGCGGCCTACAAAGTAAACTAGACGAATATGTTTCAGTTACAGACTTTGGCGCAGTAGGCGATGGTGCCACAGACTGTACTGCCGCGTTCACTACAGCAGTCGATCAGTTATTTAGAAATTCAAATTCTAACTATAAAAAAGTATTAATGGTTCCCAACGGAACATATCTAATTTCCGGTGCGTTGGCTTTACCTAGCGGTACTATCATCCGCGGTGAAACACAGCTTGGTGCAGTGATTAAAATCAATGCCAATAACATTCGATTTGTTACTTCCACAGGTCTTGAGTTCTCTAGTTTTGACAGTTCGAATAGACCACAGAACATCAACATTTCGAATCTAACAATACAGCGCACAACTGGACAGGTTATTCTCTCAGGTGTTGCCAACAGCACATTTGACAATGTTAGATTCAAAGGCAACTATATTTTAGGAACATCAGTTCCTGATGTTGCTGCCGAACTACCAGCGATAGTATGGTTGAACAACTTAATTGGTACACGAGTAACTGATGTTAAATTCAAATCTTGTGTGTTCGAATCAGTTAGCGTTGGTATTAAATGTACGCAAACTGATACATTCGAAACTTCTGTAATTTTTGAAAACTCTAAGTTCTTTATCAATCACACAGGTATCTATATTGCTGGTGTTCAAGGACAGGTAAACAGCTGGCAGATCAACGACTGTCACTTCGAAGAAATCGCTCGTCAAGCATTTAGATCCACACAGGGTTCTGGAACAAAGATCCAACGATGCAAATTCAAAGACTGTGGCAACGATACAAACACAGCATCTAGTCCTGTTGCTGAAATCGTTTACTTTGGCGAGAACAACAATAACTTGGTATTAGATTGCTCAAGCAACAGATACCAAGTAGCAAACTTTACATCATCTAACACTCTAGCAGCCGTACCAGAAGTACATTACGGTTCACGTGTTAGTTTCTTAGATAGAAATACATCAATGATCTATCTATCAGACAGCTACAGACCGTTGGCAGTGTTCTCTGCTTTGAACAAATACATTGTAATAAATTATTTCTTAGAGCTAGGTCCACACAGCCGAATTGGTCAATTAACACTCACAGTCGGTGACTATCTTGGTGAAGTTAACATTTCTGATAACTATCACTATTCACCATTATCTATATCCACACCAGAAGGAGCTCGTATGACAAACTTTAAATTCACAGCAGATTTAAGAGATAACAACGCCGACAGCGGTATTGACACTATCGTTTTATCATACCAGAATCCTGTTACGTCAGGTGCAACAGGAAACATTGCCTTCGACGTAAGTTACGGTGTTTAATCTATACGGCAACGATAGATTAGTAGAATGGAAAAGATTTAGAGATAGCATTGAAACCAGCGATGACCCGTTAAAAGACGTCGCTGCTCTCTGGGGCACTGCTCCATTCGTTAATCCGTACTTAAACCCAAACGATCCATCCAAATGGCCCGATCCTTGGCATTTGGTTATAGATTCCCGCCTTGATGATCTTGCAATCGCCCTTGGAATGCTGTACACTATTAAATTAACACGTCGGTTTATGGATACCCAATGTGAGATACATACTTCAATGCGTCCAGGGGACAAAGAACCCAAATACATTCTCTTAGTAGACAATCAATTTGTGTTGAATCTGGATTGGTCTAGCGTTGTTAATTATGAAAAGTTGGATGGTTATAAAACCAGCCTTCTGTATTCTAAGTAGTTGATATTATAAATATCAGTCCGAATAGTAAAAAGTTGAGGCGATGAATGATTACAGTAATTAAAAGAGACGGTAGTAAAGAACCGTTGACCATTGAAAAATGGCAAGCACAGGTAGCGAAAGTTTGTAAAGGTACAGCTGACGTAAGTCAGTCAATGATTGAGATTAAAGCCCAACCTCACTTTTACGATGGCATAACAACAGAAGAAATCGACGGTATCACTCTAAGGGCTATTGTAGACCTTATCGACGTAGAACACAATCCAGACGTCGGTCACACAAATTATCAATATGTAGCAGGCAAGCAACGTTTATCAATGTTGCGTAAAGACGTATATGGCCAGTACGAGCCTCCGCACCTCTACGATATTGTAAGAAAGAATGTCAGCGTAGGTTTATACACACCAGAACTACTTGAATGGTATAGCGAAGACGATTGGAATCGTATGAATGATATGTTAGATCACGAAAAGGATGAAACATATTCCTATGCCGCTATTGAACAATTAATTGAAAAATATTTGGTACGCAATCGTGCCACAAAGGAGATATATGAGACCCCTCAAGTGCGCTATATGGTCGCTGCTGCAACCGTGTTCCACAGAGAAGAACCAAACGCAGCCCGTATGCGTTTTATTAAAGAATACTATACCGCTGCGAGCGATGGCTTGTTTACTCTTGCTACTCCTGTGCTTGCCGGCCTCGGCACTCCTACCAAGCAGTTTAGTAGCTGTGTTCTTATTCGTTCAGATGACGACTTGGATAGTATATTTGCATCTGGTGAGATGATGGCCAAGTATGCCAGTAAACGTGCTGGCATTGGTTTAGAGATTGGTCGACTACGTCCATTGGGCAGTCCCATCCGTGGTGGTGAGATTATGCACACAGGTATGATACCATTCTTGAAGAAGTGGTTTGGAGATTTAAGAAGTTGTTCACAAGGAGGCATTCGTAATGCTAGTGCTACAGTTTTTTACCCTATCTGGCATCATCAGTTTGATGATCTTATTGTGCTTAAAAATAATCAAGGAACGGAAGAAACTAGAGTCCGTCATATGGACTACGGTGTTGTACTATCTGCGTTCTTTTGGCGTCGTTTTAAAAACAAAGAGATGATTACTTTCTTTGATCCTAATGAAGTTCCAGACTTATACGAAGCATTTTACAAAAACACAGAGTTGTTTGAACAGCTATACGTCAAATACGAAAAGCGTAAAGACCTACGCAAGAAAACAATGTCAGCTGAAGAAGTATTCAAAAGTGGTATCTTAAAAGAACGTACTGATACAGGACGTATCTATCTAGTGTTTATTGACAACGTAATGAACCAAGGCCCATTCGATCCTGAGTATCATACAATTTACCAGAGTAACCTTTGCTGTGAAATCCTACTACCTACTAAACCTTTTAAGCGTCTTGATGATGCTGACGGCCGCATTGCTCTTTGTACACTCGGCTCGATCAACTGGGGAGCATTCCGTAATCCAGAAGATATGCGCCGTGCTTGCCGTATTCTACAGCGTAGCCTATGCAACATACTTGATTACCAGGATTTCTTATCCATTCAATCTAAGTTAAGCAATGACGAGATACAGCCATTAGGTATCGGTGTAACTAACCTAGCTTATTGGCACGCCAAGCGTGGACTCAAGTATGGCGATCGAGATGCCTTACAAGATGTTAAGACCTGGATGGAACATCAAGCGTTTTATCTAACTGAAGCAACTGTCGAACTTGCCCGAGAGCGTGGTCCTTGTCTGCATAGCACACATACACGATACGGCAAGGGAGAGTTTCCTTGGGAGCATCGTGCCAAGGGTGTTAATGAACTAGCTGACTTTAAACCAGAGCTCGATTGGGAATCACTACGTGACCAAATGAAAATACACGGAGTCCGCAACGCCACACTAATGGCCATTGCTCCTGTAGAGTCTAGCTCAGTAGTAATCAACAGTACCAACGGTATTGAAATGCCAATGAGCCTTATCAGTGTTAAGGAAAGCAAGGCAGGATCATTTGTACAAGTTGTTCCGGAGTATCATAAACTTAAGAACAAGTATCAAATGATGTGGGAACAAAAGGACTGCGATGGTTACTTAAAGACAGCGGCAGTACTTGCTGCCTATGTTGATCAAAGTATTTCAACAAACACATTTTACAATCCAGCGCACTTTGCAGATCGTAAAGTGCCAACTACATTGATTGCTAAAAATCTAATGCAAGCTCATATGTGGGGATTGAAAACATTCTACTACAGCCTGATTAACAAAGCAGGCAGTAAGATGCAAGCTGAACCAACACCAGAAGTACATTACAACGGATTTCACAATGAACGTGAAGTCGAAACATCAATCGAAGAGGACTGCGAAGCCTGTAAGTTATGAGTCAAGCACAATACAATTTAAAAACAAAAACAGATTATCTGTCACGCAAAATGTTTCTGGACCCGGCTGGCCCAGTTACTATTCAACGTTTTGAAGAAGTTAAGTACAACAAGATTGCCGACTTCGAAAAGACAGCACGTGGTTTCTTTTGGGTTCCAGAAGAGATCAGTCTGAGCAAAGACGCAAATGATTTTAAGGAAGCATCTGATGCAGTTAAACATATCTTCACTAGTAACCTGCTTAGGCAAACTGCTCTTGACAGTCTGCAAGGCCGCGGCCCAAGTCAAGTCTTTACTCCGGTCGTAAGTCTTCCGGAACTAGAAGCTCTAGTCTATAACTGGACATTCTTTGAAACTAACATTCATAGTCGTAGTTACAGTCATATCATCCGTAATATCTATAACGTACCTAAGGAAGTGTTTAATACTATCCACGATACTAAAGAGATTGTTGATATGGCCAGTTCAGTGGGAAACTACTACGATGCTCTACACCAGATCAACTGCCGTAAAGAAGCAGGAGAAAAGATCAACGAAGGAACTTATATCAAAGCAATTTGGATGGCCTTACACGCAAGTTACGCATTAGAGGCATTCCGCTTTATGGTATCATTTGCTACATCATTGGCAATGGTTGAAAATAAGATCTTTATTGGGAATGGCAATATTATCAGCTTGATCCTACAAGACGAACTACTACACAAAGGCTGGACAGCTTGGCTAATCAATCAAGTAGTCAAAGAAGATCCAAGATTCGCACAAGCCAAACAAGAGTGTGAACAAGAAGTCTATAAATTATATTTGGATGTTATCAGCGAAGAAAAACAATGGGCTGACTATCTATTCCAAAAAGGGCCGGTTATTGGATTGAACGCAGGCATCCTGAAAGATTTCGTTGACTACACAGCGGCAGGTGCGCTCAAAGATATTGGAATCAAATATCAACAGGCGGCGCCTAAGAGTACACCAATCCCTTGGTTTAATAAACACAGTGATACCAGCAAGAAACAAACAGCACTACAAGAAAATGAATCGACAAATTATGTTATTGGAGTGATGGG